ACAAGCTAGGAGAAAACAGTATAGTTTGGGAGCATCTCGGAAACAACTATAATAACGAGATAAGTCGAATAACCTATGAGGAGGTTAATGATGATACAAGACCTATACAAACAAAAAAGGTCCTTGGAGTTGAAGTGGCAACAGGAGCATCTAGATAATAATAGGTATACTCTTGAGATGGTTAAGATTGATGACAAAGTAAAAAGAGTTATCACTGACATCAAGTTGGAAGAAGCAGCTATTGCACATAGACAAAATCAAGTTGAGGATGTCGCTCCACAAGTTTCTGTAGCAACTTAGACAAAAGCTACATTGCTGAAATGCATAAATACCTTAGGATCTCTTGCACTCTACTTAAAAATCATATATAAATAACTCACTATACATAAAACAATTTTAGATGTAGACGCGTATAGTCGACAACCCCTAGGGACTACATTTATTATATTCTAGGAGGAATATTAACATGGCAAATACTACATTTAGCGGACCGGTAAGATCAGAAGCAGGTTTTCAAGTCGCAACAAAAAATAATACAACAGGTGTTTTTACAACTAGATACAGTTCAGGTATGCCTGATTTAACTGGTTTAACAGTTACTGATTTAGCAACTGGTGGAGCAATGGTTTTCATCAATAATTCACTTAACGTTACTAACTACGCAGGCACTGGTGCAGCAGTAGGAACATTACCAGTAGCAACTGCAGGTTCAGTTTGTGTTTATGTACAATCAAAAGATACAACAGGTGGAACAGCTACATTAACTATTAATGCTAATGGTACAGATTCTTGGGCTACAAGTTCTGTAATAGAATCAAGAGCGGCAAATGAGGTAACTTATGACATTTCTGTAGCAGGTGAAGGACAATTAGTTTTTACACCAGTAGCCGCAGCTACTAATTTGTTTACTACTGGAAGCATGATTGCTTTTATATGTTACACAGATGGTATTTGGAATATTGCAAGTAAAATGGGTGGTGCAGCAGCAGCTGTTACTGGCGCATTTGCATTTGCAGCGTAATAATTAATTTAGTGTGGGCTTCGGCCCACACAATTAAAAGGAGAAAAAAATTATGTCAATGGTATTAAGCGACTGGGTTCTAGTCGAAGATCAAGTAGCAGCAAGTAACACTTATTTTGCTGCAGCAGCACAACCAAATTTAGCTTTCACAATGGCTAATACTACTTTAGCAGCAACTCACAACGGTGGTGTTGTTAACGTAACTATTACAATGACTGGAACAGGAGACAATGGTAAAATTTGTACAGTAATAGGAACAGATTCTGATGGAGCAGCACAAACAGAAGCAATCACAGCAGCAGGTGGAGCAGGAACAACAGCAGGTGCTTTATTATTTAAAACAGTAACTTCAGCAACTATGAGTGCTCAACCCGCAGCAAATATTTCTGTAGGTTTTGGAACTACAAGAGGAATGAAACTTGGAGGACCAGGAACTTTTGGTACTTATAAAGTTAATTCTGGAGACACAGCAGGAACAGTTTTTTTTAGAACTGGAAGCACTGCTGGAACTATTTTATCTAAAGAAATTACTGACGGAACTCCCGGAAGTGTTACTGGAGAAATAAAAAGTCCCACAGGTGGTGTAAGATTACCTAATGGTTTTTATGTTACTTATGCTTTAGATGTAACTGATCAAATAATAGTATTTTATACAGGGTAGGTAGCAATGGCTAACACTACTTCACAATCTTATAGTTTTGATCAAAACTTTTCTATTGATGAAATTATTCAAGATGCCTATGAACGTATTGGTTTACAAGGCACAGCAGGTCATCAATTAAAAACTGCCAGAAGATCTTTAAACATTCTTTTTCAAGAATGGGGTAATAGAGGAATACATTTTTGGGAAGTAGGAAACACTAATATTAATTTAGTTGTTGGTGCAACTTCTAATGTAGATGCAACTGACGAAGGTGCTGGTACTTACACATTTTACAGAAATGCAGTTGATAGTGCAGCAGCGGCTGCAGCTTCACCACAAGCAACAACTACGCCTGTTACAAATATTTTTGGTATTACAGATATTTTAAATGTTTCTTTTAGACAAAATTACAATACAACTTCTCAGTCAGATACAGGTTTAACTAAAGTTGCAAGAGACGCATACGCAGCAACAGCAAACAAAGCATCTAATGGAACTCCTTCACAATTTTGGGTTCAAAGATTTATTGATAAAGTTACACTTACAATTTATCCATTACCAAATTCTTCTGCAGCATCAAATTTTCTTAGCGTTTATTTTGTTAAAAGAATTGAAGATGTAGGAGCATACACTAACGCAACAGATACACCTTTTAGATTTGTACCATGTATGATTTCAGGATTATCATATTACTTATCTATGAAGTTTGCACCACAACGAACACAGGAGATGAAGTTGTTGTACGAGGATGAATTAGCTAGAGCTTTATCAGAAGACGGTTCAGCAGCTAGTACATTTATTACTCCGAAGACATACTATCCAAATATATAATGGCTAGATTTGCAAAAGGAAGAAGAGCGTTAGCAATCTCTGATAGATCAGGAGCAGCTTTTCCATATAGAGAAATGGTTAAAGAATGGAATGGATCTTTTGTACATATCTCAGAGTTTGAAGCTAAACAACCACAATTAAAACCACATCCAGTTGGGGCTGATCCACAAGGATTAATGAATGCAAGACCTGCAAGAATAGAATTTCCAGTGCAAGATATTTTACCCAACAATCCTTTTACAACTACAGCTGCTAATGTTAGCGTTAGTGTTTCTTATCCTGCTAATCAAATTAACGAAGGCACAACTTTTGTAAGATTTCAAGCTGTAAAATCTCCAGTAGGAGGAGTACCTATTGTTACCGGTGCTGCAGGTCCTGCATTAGAATTATCTACAACTTTAGATACAGCTGCTACAGCTACTGACGGAACAATTACTGTACAGACAGGAACACATTTTCCAACTACTGGTTTTATTATAATTGAAAAAGTAAATGCATTAACAGGTAAATATGAAAATGAAGTTATACAATATACTGGAAGAAACTTTGATAATTTTACAGGTTGTATTAGAGGAACTTCAGCACCTTATAGAGGTTTTACACCTCCTGCTACAACAGCAGGAACTCATCCTGTAGGAGCTAGAGTTTTTGGATGTTATGCGGCAACAGCAGTTGCAACTACTGTAGTTGTTGGTCCTACATTACCAAATGGAACACAAGCAACAGAACAACAATTTAATTCTATAACATTTTCTTTAATATCTAATGCTACAAGCACAGAAACAGGAGGCGGTTTTCAATGTACAATTGGACCGTTAAATGATAGGAGTTAACCATGGCAGGATTATCAGGTTATACATATTCAACATTAGTAACAGCTATCAGAGACTACACTGAAGTTGATGCAAATGTATTTACAGAAACTATTGTTGATGGTTTTATTATGGCTGCGCAGCATAGAATTAATTTGGATTGTCCTATGGACTCAGATAGAAATGTAGATCAAGGACAAGTTGCAACAGATTTTAATAGTATTACTCTACCTGTTGGAACTTTATTTGTTAGAGGTATTAAAATATTTAATTCAACAGCAAATGACACAGGTCCTGGTCAATGGTTAGAGAGACGTGATCAAACTTTTATTTCAGAGTATATAGATGAATTAACAGGAACTGCAGGTGGGGCAGCCAATCAAGATGTAACAGGATTACCTAAATATTATTCAATGTTTGGTGGTGCAACAACAGGCGCATCAACAGCTACTTCAGGTGCAGTGTATCTTGCTCCTACACCTGATAAAAATTATCAATATAATATACATTATAACGCAATGCCCGTGGGTCTTGGTTCAGGAAACGATGGTAATTCTAGTACATATTTAAGTAACTATTTTCCTCAAGGACTGCTATATGCTTGTCTAGTAGAGGCATATGGATTCTTAAAAGGTCCACAAGATATGTTGACATTATACACACAAAAGTATACACAAGAACTACAAAAGTTTGCAGCGATGCAAATTGGAAGAAGAAGAAGAGACGATTACACGGATGGTACATTAAGAATTCCAATCGAGTCACCGCCTCAATAATTAGGAGATAAAAAATTATGGCAATAACATCAGCAATATGTAACAGTTTCAAAACACAAATTTTAACAGCAATTCACAATTTTACAAATGGTGGA